ATAATCTAAACATGATACTCCAGATATACGATATCTATTTCTATGTTTTAACCAAATAACATCTTTAATAGGAGACAATGATCTAGCCTGTTCTTCACCTAAGATCTGTACCATGCGATTATAAAGATATGGAATATCAAAGAAATCAATGTTCCATCCAGTTATAATAGTAGGCTGTATTTCGTAATATTTGTATAGGAATTTTTGTAATAAAGTATGTTCATTGTTACATGATACTACTTCATATCCTGGTTTAGATACGTTTTCAACTACGCTATCTTTATCCAATATCCATACATGTCTTTGATCTCCGGCTTCATCATATATTGCAATAGAAGTTACTTCATTTTGAGCTTCTTCCGGAGTAGGAAATCCAGATGCAATATCTACCTCAATATCAATAAACAATGTTCTATGGCCTACCGATGGTTCATCAGAATCTGTATACGTGTCAATTAAAGTACGCATTTCTGGATTAATATCTGCTTCGTATAGTCCTCGTTCTTCACGATCAGGGTTTTCTACACGCTGGACAGTTTGGCCATCCAATGCGACCATATTTCCATACGTGGCTTTACGATAAGCATATGGTTTGTAATTAATAGTGAAATGACCATTCTTATCATCCCAGATATGTACTTTATTAGTACGTTTATGATATGCAACTGCTTGATACATTAGTTAATCTTATATATGTTTCTATAATTTCTTTTCAATGAATTATCATCCAATCCATAACCTACTACCCATTCCTTATCAATTTCAAAACAATAATGATCTACTGGTGGACTATCTTCTTTACGTTTAAGTAATGTAACTACTTTAACTTCGTCAGGCGTCATGTCATCAACTCGTCTTAATATCTCCATCATGGTTGCGCCAGTATCTACAATATCATCGATAATATAAACACGTTTACCTTTACAATGAATTTCCAAATCTTTAGTAATCTTAACTCCTCCGGAGTTATCTTGGCCTTCATATGACTTCGCTCGAACAAAGTCCATTTGTACATCAATTCCCATATCTTTCATTAGGTCCGCAAAGAATGCATATCCGCCATTTAATACACATATCATTACTGGTGGATATGAATTTCCAGACTCTCTATGTTCTTCTGATATTGCATGGGCTAGCGCACGTACACGTCGTTCTATTTTATATTCTGGTATAAGTATTTCCATTAATAACCTTTAGCAAATTCATAATACTCATTTCTAGTTGCTGCATCATTTTTAAATGCTCCAGTTAATTTACTAGTCTTCATACTAGCACCGCCATGCTTCACTCCGCGACATTGCACACAATTATGAGTAGCTTCTATCATTACTGCCACACCATTATTATCAGCAATAATCTGCGTTATCGCATTATGTATTGCAACTGTTAATTGCTCTTGTATTGCACCTCTGCGAGCAAAATGTTCTACCAATCTATTTAATTTAGAAAGGCCAATTACTTTACTATCTTTACCTGGAATATATGCGACATGGACTTTACCCATTATAGTTTGATGATGATGCGAACACATTGACGTTAAAGGAATACCGCCTTCAAATACTATACCATCATACCCATCGCTTGGAAATGCAGTTATTGATGGAGGCGCTTCATACCGGCCTGCCCATAAATCATTTACATATGCTTTAGCTACACGCTTTGGTGTATTATCTGAATTTGGATCATTTCGCCAATCGCATTGTAACGCATCTAAAAATTTTCCAAATGCGTCAGCTGCATCCATAATCATCATTTCTTTTTCTCTCTCTGTCAAAGGCCTTCCTGTAGCTACGCCGTTTGCATAACCTGCCTTTACTAGTTCTAAATTTACCGAGTTTTTCATTTTATACCTTATCTGTTGATACCATTTCTACTTCTGATTCTCTTACTAGTATGTACTTATTATTTTCTAATTCGATTTCATTATCTCCTTTAGTCAATCGAGAATGTATTAATACTACATCACCTATCTTAGTAGTCATTGGAATTCGATCACCAGTTTGTGTAAATAACCCATTACCAACTGCAATTACATCGGCATATGAATAGTTATTTTGATTACTTGTCAATATGATACCACCTTTTGTAGTTTCTTGACCTTCTTGAGTTTTTAGGAGTATTTTATCTCCCATTGGATTCATTTTCATACGGTTTCCTTTTTTATACCATTCTTTGTGTATCAAATGCAATAATATGATCTCTACCTGTCATGTTATAACCATGTTTGGCACATAAATCAAATACCATTGGATACATTTTAATTAACGTTTCTCTTGTATCACCTGCCGGCATTATATATGTTTTATCCTTAGGAATTCCTAATTCTAAACGATATGCTTCGATTTCTTTTAAATTTTCTTCTGTACCATCCCATACTGGCTTAAAATGATAATCTGTATGGAATTCTATCATTTGCTTTATAGCATCTGTATTTTGTCGTTTTCTATTATGAATATCTACAAATTTCTGATCAACTATTTTTCCAGCCGGTGTAACAGCACCAACAATAGGCACGGAGTTACTAAACTTAGGACTAAGGGAAAGCAAGTTAATAGGATGGTCAGTTTCAACAAAATGAGACCCTTCCGTTTCAATTGTAATAATAATATTTCTTTCATTTGCAAAATGCGTCAATTCGTTTACTAATGCAGGATGCATAGTCGGAGAACCTCCTGTTAGCATCATTTCTTTTACATGAGGATTATCATCATATATCTTAATAATATCATTAAATGTAAATACACCTTTTTCTGGATGAATTGATGTATACCAAGAATCGCACCAGCCGCCGGCGCCAAAATAACATCTATGAGTACAACCGGTTGTCCGGACTGCTATTGTCGGCCGACCAAACCTACTTCCTTCTGATTGCACGCAGCGGTATAATTCCAATATTGGAAGTACTTTATCATAATGCTTTATGCGTTTATTTGCCATAATATTCTGCCATATTTTCACTATGTTCCCAGCATTGTACTTTATATACATTTACTCGACCATCAGTTTCTTTTACAATCTTTTGATTAAGATAATTAAATACAAATTCTGCAAATTTTTCACAACCTACATCCTCCATTATTCTTAATTGAATTAAACCTGACTGATCCATTAAATTAAATGTATCTAATCTTGGATCATCTTTAGCAACAACGGTTGTATGATCAAATTGCTGTTTCATCCAATCCTTTACTCCATTGCGTTTAAAGCATCCAAAATCTACCACCCAATTACGATGATCTAATTCGCCTTCAAACCAAACTTTAAATTTTAATGCATATCCATGTATAAATTGACAATGAGAATCTGCACGCCATTGTCTAAAGGCTGTACTATAACCATTAAACTCTTTGTAACTTCTAAACTTGCTCATACTATTCCTTTGAATATGTCCATGCCATCCAATACTTCTTACCATGTAATAAATGAGATGCTGTTTTAGCAATATGGCCGGCAAAATCAGCCATATAATTTAATAATTCTGCTTCACTTGTAAACATAGTAAAGTTATCCGCATATTGATAATAATCTGCAAATGTAACGCCGCTAAATTTTACCGATCGATCATTGACTGTTTCAAATGCCATTGTTCGTAAATACTCTTGATCGTAGTGAGCTAATTTACGATAATCAAATGTCATTTCGACATCTTTAAATTTAAAATTTTCCATGTAACTAATTGTTTTTTAAATATTCTTCTTTTGGAACTCGAGTATCAGTTTTATGATTGGTTACCATTCCATCAATAACTGATATTTCATTTAATAATAAATCACTTTGATAAGTACATTCCTCATCTGTAATTAAACCTTTTGCATAACCGTTAATTAATTCTAGTACTTGATCTTCTTTTGACATATCTCTTACTTTTTAATTTATATAAATATAAGAAATATATTTGACTCTACCAAATCTTTTACCGGAAAATTTACGTTAATCTATAACTTTTAAATATGAGAATAAATATGGCTTATTAAGATAATGGTCTGTTTGATAATCAATATCAATCTTATCTAAACCAAAAAACTTTGCTTTATATATTGCTTGGTCATATTCATCTAATCCAATCCATTCTGGTTTTGCATCTACAAATTTTCTTCCTATTTTATCCCAATCTGTTGTTTCAATAAATGTTTCCAATTTGAATACAATATCTGAAAATTTTTCATATTCGCGACAATCTAACTCAATATGAAATAATTCAATTACCTGACCTTCATCAATCCAATCAATTGCAAAATCTAATCCATATTTTGGTTTAGTAAAAACTAATTTTTTTAGTTTAGGATATATATTTGATTCATTAGTTAATTGGTCTAATGCATCCCTTGTAAATCCAAATCTATGCAATATATGTGCATGGTCGATAAAAATATTTGGATGTGGTTTTGTTTGGGTAAACCAGTGTTGTAATACAACATCTAATGAATTTTCCGAAACTCTACGTGCCATGCGATCTTCAGTATGTATATTCACATCATTTACTTCATGATATGCCTTTTCAATTCTGTTTAATTGATAACCTTCTCGGTCAAAAAAGTCTAAATCCCAATCATTCCATTCTGTTAATGGTTGATCAAGTAATAAATCTTTAATTATTTTTATTTTGTTTTTCTTGAACATATGGACAATGCCTACATTTTGAATTACAACAATAACCTCTACGAGAATGATAATGTTCAGTCATTACCATTGATGTACCTTCGTAGTAAAAATCTTCTGGTTGTAATTTTGGTTTAACATATTCTTTATAGTATAAATCTTGGATCCAATCATGTGATTTCACAACTTCCTCCTGCACATGCTAATTCACCTTTTAAATTAGTTTCATCTTCCATTTCAATTATTTCTGTCAAATCTATAGATGTTAATGACCCCATTAACCGTTCATATTCATCTTCTGTGATATCTTCAAATGGAGCTTGAGTATATGTACCACCATTATAAGGTAATACTGATAATCCATTATATGATTCTTTATTATCCCACATCCATTCTCCAGCTGCATCCCATTCATGATCTCTTAATGATATTGTAGCTGATACATTATGAGTGTTATTACCAGATCTATGACCAGGTTTAATCCATTCTTGTGCTACCTTTTTAACTCTTTCTAGCAATTGAAATGGAGATTCAGTTCTCATTATAGCACCAGCTGGTGCTTTTTGTGGTACGGAAATAACTGCAGTATCATGAGGTCTAAAATATTCATCTTCTATTAATTCTGGGTGGTGTTCCATTAAATGTTTATAGATAGATTCATTCTTACCAACTCGTATTCTTCGTATGTAATAGTCATTATGCCATGCATGAATACCTGACGATGTTCCTAATGTTAATGAAGTTGTTCCAGCTGGTTTTACAGTTGTTGTTCTAGCTGATTTGTTTATTCCAATTAACTCCGCCACTCTTGCATTTTCTGTTTTTACAATTTTAGCAGCCGATTTCATATCATATCCTAATACTGTACCAGAACCTATACCGGTCATTGATACACCAATTAATGCATCTTTTTCAGTTGTTCTTTGCCAGACTGGTCTTAGATAATGAAAATCTGTATATCCGGCCTGGAGCGTTCCAATAAATGATGCTACCTTTACTCGAGCTTCAAAATCTTCTTGAGATTCAATATTAGATACATTTACTTCACATAAGTTACAAAATTGATATGGACGTAATGCAATTTCACAACATGGATTAGTTCCCCAATCTTTGTCATTTGATAGATATATTCCAGGTTCACCTGCTCCGGATAACTCAACGCGTTTCCATAAATCTGTAAAGAATTCTTTGGTAATTTTGTGTCGCATTAACACAGCTGAATTATTTGCTCTTCCTCTCTGAGGATTCAATTCCCACCAATTACCTGATTTACATGATATCATTTCTTCATCATGTGCACTAAACAAACTAATTAATGCAGCTCTACGAATACCACCTGCTAATACCGCATCTGCAATATGACATACAACATCATGTGTTTCTAATGTTGATAATTTATCACCATCAGATTTTTCTTTCAATAATCCTTCAATTTTTACTAAACATTCTTTGAGAGGTTGAGGTCCTGGTGCTTTACCACCTGAAGTAACTAACCTTGCACCTTTTGCTCTAATATCTGAATAATCAAATTTTAAATGAGATCCGCCTACAAAATAATTTTTCATCAATGCTTTAACTGCATCTGCCCAACCTTCAATTGAATCTGCAATTAAAAATCTTCTAGATCTGTTATAATTAGGTTTTCTAATTTCTGGTAAATTATCGACATGATGCTGTTGTACTGAATATCCTACGCCTGTTCCGCCTAATAATAAAAACATTGATTCAGAAAAAGCTCTCCAGTCATCAATAGGAACATATGCACAATTATAAACTCTATTCGGAGATATTTCAATTGGTTTGCCAGCAAATTGCATTGACCTCATTGATGGAAGTACTTTTTTATCATATACCATTGCATATGCATCATTAATTTCCTTAACAAGTGTAGGATATTTCTTAAGATGCATTGCTTTATTACGTGTAACTAGTTCGTCCCATGTTTCACGTCGTTCAAGATCTGGTACATATTTAGCATACTTCATGTATACCGTAATATCTGATAAAATTTTGTTTGATACTTCCATATTTTCCTTATAATTATTTCTTTAGTGTAAAAATGTAGTCCTTTAAGACTACTTATTCTACGTTTTCTCATATAAATATACCAGTTGCTGCATTAGCTACCCGGGTTTTGATTACTTTTTTTTAACTTTTATTCAAAACCAGTATTTTGGGTTTCATTGTATTTTCTAGCTAGCATTTGTCTTGCTAATTCATTACCATTATCCATTGCCTTCTGGGTATCTTTCCCTTGTATTGATGTATCTGTATATATATCAAATTGACCATTTGATGTATTCATCTTACTAGGTAATGTTATACCGTCCGGACCAAATCTATTTTTAATAACATGCCAACGGCCTGTACCTGCTAATTTATCTTGAACTTTTCTGGATAATGATAATATAAAATCGGCTACCATTACTTTACCATATGACTCAGATACCTTACTAGCATCAATTACATCTTCTTCTAATGCTGATCTATTTGCTTGAGATGCTGTCCATACTGGGATCTCATATTCTCCGGCCATACCTCTTAAGTCTTCGTATATACCTTCTAATTCATGTCGTTTTTCTTGGCCATGACCTCTTAACAAATCTGCATAATCAACAATAACCATATCTGGCTTCTTATCTTGCATTATACATTTTTCAATATGAGAACGTATACCCATTACAGATACAGATTTTGTAGGATAATGTTTAATGATTAATTCGCCATCTATTTTAGATAACTGCTCCTTCACTTCATCCATATAATGTTTCAAGTTCTGTTGAGCTATACCTGTTATGACAGAATCATATCGTAATCCTACATATGCCTCATTTAACTCTAATGTATAATGTACAACTGTCTTTCCTTTCTTAACCAAATTAGCGCCTACATTCATCAATGCCCAAGACTTACCAATACCGGCCGGTGCTACCATAACTCCTAGTTCACCTTTACCTATACCACCATCTGTCAATTCGTTAATTACTTCCCATGGTGTTTCTTGCACATGTCGAACTGCTTCACTATAACGCTCTTCAATATTAGTCATATATTCATGACCAATATCTTTATCTCCTCCTGATTTTAATGCATCATCCACTGCAGCTTTTATTTCTTCATACTTACCATGTTTAAGCAATTCTACTGATGATAAAATTGCTTTTTTAATTTCTTGGTTTTTACAAAAATCTAAAGCTTGGTCTTTAATATATTCTAAATCTGGAGCATCTGTATATCGCCATGCATCCTTAAGATGTTGAATTACTGAAGTTTTAAGTACTTCTTGATCCAAATCTTCCATCTTCACTTTCATTACTTCTAATGTAGGCGAAGATTTATACTCTTTATGGTATTCGAGGATTATGTCAACTATCCAGTTATTAGCTTCTGATTCAAAATACTTTGGAACCATTATATCTGATATCTGCTGTAAGAAGCTTTTATCAGTTAATAAAGCAGTTATAACTTTTATCTGAAAGGCATATCCGTATGAACTTAATCTATCTGTCATACTTAATTATAATAAATTTTTTTCAATAATCAAAGAGAAGTGTAAGCATTTAATGCATTGAATGAAGTATGTAACCAGGAATCTAAATCCTTTATTACCGTATACATTTTATCTGCCATAAACATTTTTTTGAACTCATATGTATTTGTGCGATCAACTTTACCTTTAACTTTATCTAGAGTTAACATTTTTGCACCTCCGTGTATATTAACTTCTTTCAATTGCATAAGGTCATAATTTAGTTGTAAAGTTTCTTTGTTCTGCAATACAGTTTCATGAACTTTATATTTCTTATCAACATTATCTGCATATTCGACTATTTCATCAACTGTTATCTCTCTATCTTCACATATTATAGGAAAATGTTTAATCAAACTTTTTGGACCCACGCCTTTAATGCCGGGAATATTATCTGATTTATCACCAATAAACGTTCTGTACAACAAGTAATTTTCAGGACTAAATCCAAATTCTTCTTTCATTAGACTTGGAGTATATAACTTCTTTTTTATAGGACTCCATACTGAAATACGATTGTTTACCAATTGTAAAAAATCTCTATCCGTTGATACAATAGTTGCTCGGTTTTCTTTTTCTGTATATAACTCATTAGCAATATATGCCATTATATCATCTGCCTCAACGTTATCAACTGATATTGTTGTAATTGGTAAACAATTAAGATATTGAGCTAATCGACCAAATTGTTTTTTCATCGATGCCGATTCATCTTCTAGCGAAGCAAATTCTTGATATCTATTAAATGCTGTTTTATTTGCACGATTGGCTTTATAATTGGGATAAATTGCTTTACGCCGTTTAGATCCACCTTTACCGTCAAATACAATTACACATCTAGTAGGTTTCAACTGACGGATATTGGCAGCAACAGACCTTAAAAAGCCTGTTACTCCTCCAATATGTTGTCCATCATCATTTAGAGCCGGAACGGCTGAAAACACTCTAATGAATGTATTCAACCCGTCAATAATTAAAAGATGGCTATCTTTACTTGACTCTGTTCCTTGCTCACGATCCTTTTCCATTTCTCGTAGTATGTTAAGATATTTAGAATTCATTAGCTTTCTTCGTTAACAAATTCTTCTGTAATCATAACATCATCTATTCCGATATCCTCACCTGGCTTATATTTAAGTATATAGGATTCGCAGATTTGGGTATATATCTCATCTTTAAGACCGTCAAGTTCATCTAATTTCTTTTCAAAATCTTTTGATAAGAATTTAACTTCTGAACCATCTGCTCTAGTAAATGTATACCATGCTCCTGCCGTTGCTACTAACTTAAATTGCTTCATAATGTTTAGCCATCCACCGTAATTATCAATACCTGATTCAAAATAGATATCATAATCAACAGTTTTTAATGGCGGGCCCATTCTGTTTTTAACCACTTGGCATCTAGTTTTAATTCCGATAGCCTGATCGACTCCGTCTTTCTTAACTTTGATTTGACCAACTGATTTTAATCGTAACCGTACCGAGGCATGGAATGGAATAGCTTTACCACCAGAGGTAGTATAAGGATCGCCAAATGCTACTCCCAATCTAGTCCTTAATTGATTTGTAAATATTAAACAAATCTTTTCACGTCCTATCATGTTAGTAAGTTTTCGCATACCTTTTGATAAAATGATAGCTTTACTAGTTGCATAACCATCTTTATCAAATTCTTTTGCCATTTCAATTTTTGTAGAAGCGCCCATTACAGAATCTACTACAATTGTAACTAAACGATCTTTACTAGATTCTCGTATTTTTACAACTATACTTTCAATTGCTTCAAAGATATCTTCAATAGTTTCTAATGGAACATATAACATCTTATTAAGATCAAGTCCAATTGCTTCTAGGAACTCTCTACTAATTGCATTTTCAGTATCTATATAAACTGCTAAGCCGCCTTCTTTTTGGCAATTTGCCAATGCATGAGCTGCTAACAACGATTTACCAGATGCTTCTAATCCTGTAATCTCTGATATCCTTCCTACTGGAAATCCACCCTCTTTACGATTTGAAATTGCAAGATCGAGCATTGATGATCCGCTGCCTACCCAGCCACGCACTTCACTAGGTGCTTTTGTATCACCGTCCAAGAAAAATGCAGTTTGATATCCTGTATTCTTAAATTTCTTATTAAGACTATCAGCTAATTCTACGGCCAGGGAATCCGCTAGCTCACTTTTTGTTTTTGACTTTGCCATTTATAACCTTTTAGTCGTTGAATAACTCATCAAATGCAGCGGATACATCATCCACTTTATTGACACCAGCTGGAGCTGGTTCTGGAGCTTTCTCCGGAGTCGTAACTGTTTCTGTTGATGTTTCTGCATCTGGATTCAAATATGATTCCAATGCAGCTTTAAGATCATCATATGATGGTTCTTTAAATATAACTGCTAAATCTGGTTGCTCTTTTGCAACACGCTCTGCAACATTACGATCTTCTGTCATAGCCGTTACATTAGGCTTAACACGAATTGATGTTTTAGGATATTGACCTGCTCCTTCTGCCGGAGTAAACTCAACTACTATATCACGACCACCAGTTACATCGGTAATATCACCATAATCCGGGTCTGTAATGAACCCTAATAGCTCTTGATATACAGTTTTACCAAAGCCCCACATTTTAACGCCTTCAGACTCTTTACCTCTTACAATTACCGGAACATATGTTCTCATTTTAGGCTCCATTTGCTTACCTAACTTCCATTCATCTGAATTACCAGATGCTTTAAGCTTTTCACAAAATTCTACTACAGGATCTGGTTTACCATGAGTTACTGGAGATAGATAATTTTTCTTACCTAAATTGTAATGAAAATAAAGTTCTTGGAATGGATTATCTCTATCATGTTGATAAGGAACAATTCTTACTACTTGTTTACCAGGTTCTGGTTTCCATAAATTGTCTCGGCGAGCGCCTGTCGTTTGTAATTGATTAAGTTTTGCCTTAATCGCGTCTAAATTAATTGCCATTTTTTTCCTTTTTAATTATTAATGGTTATTTATTATTTATTAATATAAGAAACTTATTTCACACTACCAAAGGTTTTATAAAAAAAGTTTAAATTTATTTGTTATTTGTTATTTGTTAAGCTATTGTCCACTGACGCATTCCATTTACTACAGATACATTTGTAACTCGGAATGGTAGTTCTGCAAATATTAAAAATTCATTGGCATCAGTTACAGTTTCCTTTGTAAGGAAAGCTTGGGCTATCTGCATTGGATATCCGAACCACTTATCCCAATTATCTAATATTTCATTATGAGTTATTACTTCACCAGGTTCAAATGAATTAAAATTTGAACTAAACCAATTATCTGTAGTATCCATGATTTATCTTTTCTTTAATATAAATATAATAAAAATATTTTACATATCCTAATTATAAATCAATTCTTTTGTATAAATTTAAATGTATATGCCGTACATCATTCCCGTCATTTAACATTAACGAATTTTCATATACTGGCCAATTAATAATAAACTTTTTATCTAACACGCCATTATTTGTTTTTCTAATAATTGCATTCAATGCATTGACTGTATATAATGTATTAGTTTCTTTTTTTCTATGTATCATTATAGTATTTGGTGTTTTACCATAATCATCTGGCTCTACATTATATGTAATATATAAATCTGCTCGGCTATTCGCATCTTCAAACACAAACAATCTCTTTTCTGATACTATGTATGATTTTGCAACATAATCTGCTACCAACTCCAAATCTCTCTTATGTGCAAATGTGCATAATAGTTGTGTTTTCAATATATCCCTTTATCCTAATTTTAATTTTACACTTGGATTAGTGTTATCCCAAAAGAAACTGCCTTCTGTTTTTTGAGATCCTAATCGTATAGTACCGGCTTCCACCACAGGATCAATATCTTCTAATTTAACCAATGCAAATCGTAAATCATTACTTTTTCCTTTACGGAAATTATGAAATAAAATTTGACTAGTTTTTATTTTATCCATATATGATTCCAAATTAATCTTAACCATTTGTTTCATTACCTGATTGACGTTTTTAAAATCTGATGAGTCGTTAAAATATTTCTGGGCAACTTCTATATTTTCAAAGAATATAGCACCAACGCCTTTTTGAATTTTTTGTAAAAATTCCATGCGATCCGCACCTTTATCTTCAACTAACAATTCATATGCATCTCTAATTGCAATTGCTATATTATTATGATCTGTATCGTTAATATATTCATTATATTCATCGTCTGTGATTATACCTTTGGCGGCTGCATTATCTAACATAAATCCTAGAAATGTAGATTCTAACTTTCGTTTACCCCGGGACTGTTGTCCTAATCGGGCATCTTTTCCTTTGACTTCTAATGTTTTACCATCAAATGCCAAATCTCCACCACCAGTATAATTTGTAACGTTACGAAATAATAATGCTAATGCTATTTCACCAGGTCCGGTTGCATTTCCACCTCTATCTGCGCCAGGCTGCATTGTCATCATTTGCAATAACGTTTCTTTAGGTAGCCCAGATTGTTCCAGAGTTCCTCTACCATCATCTGCAATAACTAAATCTTGAGGTGCTTGGAAATAATTCAATACTTGATCTACATTTGGTAAAGATGCAATTGTGTTAAATAGTATACGTACCGACTTTTCTCCCAATTGGTAAGCATCACCTACTATTTCTTTTGCTGCAAAATATTTTAATAACTTACCTTTAAATGCGGATCTAATAATAACTGCTTGGATGTCTTCTAGATCTTCTTGGTCTAATTGATCTTTTACATCTTTTAACAAATTCATTATTTCTGGCAATTGCATAGCTTCATTAATTTTCTCTTTATGAGATTCTTTCCATTCATGCAATGTCTCCATAGGATGTTCTTCTATAGTTTCTAGATTTTTAGTAAACATAGCACCGTTCATGCCATTCTCTGCTAGAACTTCATGTAACACGTCCATTTCTTTTTTTGAATAAGGTGGATTAGTATATCCACTTGGAAGACGGTAAAACCATTCGCGAATAATGTCTTGTTGATTCATAAACACTTTCTTTTAAATAAATATTAAACAATTTTAGAAGTCATATCAGACATGGCATGGTAATTTACGCCAGCTTTAATTTTAACCGGATATTTACCTGATTGTGACATTACGTTTTTTATTTTTATCATTAATTCTTTACTATCTCTTAAATCAAAATCAAATAGCAATGAATCATATGTATATAATATTAATTTTGAATTATATTCTGTTATTAACGTATTAACGTCATTTATCACATGTAGGTTATTTTCTGTTTCTGATGCTTGTAATAAATAGTTAAACAATTTGTTAGGATTCATATCATGTAAATGTTTGGCATATAAAGGTCGTTTAAAATACGGAGTAAGTACATGCCCATTCTTTTTAAATTCAGACCATAACACCTTTATAAATTCTTTAACTTTACCAAAAAATGGTATTGTTGCAAAGTCTTTATCTATACCTCCATATAATAACCGGAATGTAATTTTTTTAGAATCTTCATACTCTAATTCAGATAATTCTTCCTTTCCAAATAT